AACAGAAGAAGATAAAAGACTTCATTGAACCGATTGCTTTATATGTCGTTCATACTGCGAATGACAAGATGCAACTGTTCAGTACAACTGATAAAGTTGAAGTTCATGTTGATATGTTCGACTTCGAGCGTAAGGATGCGGCGGTAGTAGGCGCGGCATTCGTTCAACTCGTCCAAGCCCTCACACTTGCCACATCAAACAACTGGGTAACGCAAGACAAGGCGAAAGAGATATGCGATGGGATGATCACGCGACTTGGTGTAACGCCGGACTTCGATATGAAGGTTGAGGAAATAAAGGAAAAGAATAATGAGGGAGTGGTTGAGGACATTTACGGTAAAATGAAAAAAGTAAAAACTGCGACAGAAGGAGAATGATATGGACTCGATCTTCGCATTGATTTGGACGATTGGATTTGTTGTTGGTTGTGGAACAATATTCTTAACTGTAGCATTCTGGTATTGTACAAAAAATAAAACGCATTATAAGAATGGTTATCAACCAACTCATTCAAACCTTGACCTGAATCATCCGCCTCAAGGTGGCTCGGGAGTTCCTCCACCTATGCCACCGCCATCTGATTTAAATTGGCGTTAGGGAATAATCCTTGAGAGACCCTAACTTAGAAGTACGGAGGAAAATCGACTTTGAAGTCCATGCGATACTACGTAAGGCAAGGATCGCCGAGAATCAGGGTGTAAAGGAATTCCTGAAAGTCGTTGACGAATTAAGGGAGAGAATTATTCTCATCATCGCGGAACGTGAGAAACTTTCCGCTTATACAATCACAGAAATAAAGCAGACTATTGCCAGCATCACAGAGACATATCGGATAAGATTCGAGGATGTTCTCTCAGATAACCAGCGTAAGATGTTTGTTAAGGGAATTCAGACGATTGATGTTGCAGTGGATACGGCAAATATACTAAAAGCAGTTCCGTACCTGAGTGAGGAGACATTAAGGAATGCACAGGTGTTTGGCGCGGACTTAGTGACAGGGATTACGGAATATATCAGAACAGAGATAAACAAGAAACTCATGCTTGGTCTCATAGGACAGAAGAGTCAAACGGAAGTAATTAATGAGATCGCAGGGAGATTACCGGGACCGTCGGTATTCGGGAATGTCCGCACAAGGGCAATGATAATCGCGCGAACGGAAACAAATCGGATATTATCCCTTTCCTCGACTGAGAGGATGAAACAGATAGGCGAAAAAGTAACTGATTTGATGAAGACTTGGAAACATTCGCATTTAGGACACCCACCGCGTTTGAATCATCTTGCATTGGATGGGGTCAAGATTAAGTACAACGAGAAGTTTCAACTCGTAGGTGCAGACGGTGTTTTGTACGAGATTGACGGACCTTATGACCCAATACTTCCGGTGGGTGAGACCGCGAATTGTCGATGCGGAATTATCCCTTCACTTGCAAGATTTAATAAATCAACAACATAAATGAAAGGTATTACAATGAAACTGAAATTAAAGCAAGACCGCATTATGGTTCAGGAAGTACCGCCAACACGGTACGGGCTTCCGTATGTGGTTGAAATAAACGAAAATCAGGCACAGATTAAGGTTGGAAAGGTTATTGCCGTTGGACCAGGACGTATCAACGCAAGTGGCAAATTAGAGCCAGTAAACCTTAAGGAGGGTGACAAAATTATGTATGCTGGTTATGCCGGGATGAAGGTCAAACTGGACAGTGAGGAGTTCCTTTTGATGTCCGAGTGGGATGTGTTCGCAGTGTTTGAATAATTTTTGTGTTGACTTTTAATTTATGGTTTTGTTTATTGGTACTCAGAGCAATTAACTGATTGCAGTCGCTCGTAGGTTGAGCGACAAAAAGCAAGAGCTGATATGCCTCATTGAACTCGATAAGAGTTTGACGAGGCATTTTTATTTTATGAAAGGACATGACATGGGAAAATTTAAAAGGACACCGCAACCAGAACCAAAACCAGAACCGCCACTGTCTGCCAATGAACCGAAACCAGAGACCTGCTTGAATGATGAGGGTGTTTATCTTGTGTCGGAAAATGAGACGGCAAAAGTATATCATCACCCCGTATTCGGCCCCATCAAGGTGAAGAAGTAAAATCATGTTAGATAAACTGAAAAATATATTTCGATTCTTAGAATCAGATCCGCCACAAGAAGGCTTGACTAATTTTGTCGAGTCGGCGGAGATCGTTTCCCCGGAAGGCGCGCAATGGCTTATTACGCCGCTTAAATTCGGTAAGAGTCAGCGTGCACCTTATTTCGTTTATACCAGAGAGGCTATTGCTGGGAATCTCGCGGCATTCGATGGAGCGCCTGTATATCTTAATGCCAGCGCGGACGAGTTCGGACACAAAAAACCGAATGAGAAGGTTGTGCGCGACATGATTGGCTATACCTCGCATCCGGTGGCAGAATCGGACAGGTTGACGACAAAACTCACAATCCTTCCATCTGCAAAATGGTTCGATGAGAACCTCAAATTTTTAGCATCGAAAAACAAACTTAATTTTTACCAACTCAGCATCGACGCTTTTGGGACTGCCGAAACGAAAGACTATAACGGCGAGCAGTTACCACACGCGAAGACATTTATTCAAGTGGACGTTGATGTCGTTCAGCGCGGAGCAGCTGGCGGTGAGTTCAATCATTTGCTCGAATCATTACCATATCCAAACAATTCAGGAGTTAAAAATACTATGAACCCAACAAAACAAAGACTGCTCGCGCTGTTTACCATGCTATGGCCTTCATTCCTCGAATCCAAGAATGTTGACTATCTCAAGGTGAACGAGAACGAGTTGTTCACGCATTTGCTTGAGGCGAATAAACCTCAAGATCGACTGCATCTGCCGGACGGATTCAAGATTGATGAAGATGAAGCAGTAACGGTCTTAGACGGAGTGATTAAGAAACTGACAGAGGCGAAAGCGGATCCGCCTAAAGCAGACCCACCGAAAGCCGATCCTCCCAAAAAAGATGATGCCGATTTCAAGGAAGCAATGAAGGACATGAAGGCGAATCTTGATGCGATCCAGAAACAGAACTGTATCAATATGCTCGAGGCGCAAATTGTCCGAAGTGGCTTACCTGTTCCTTTACAAGACAACATTCGCAAGGCATTTACAGGGCGTATGTTCACGGAAGCGGAACTCTCCGGCTTCATCAAGGACACGAAGGACACGTATGCGAAACTATTCTCGAATACACCTTCACGTATATTCGTAGAAGCAGGGCAAGACCGACTTGATAAAATAAAAGCAGGATTACTCGGACTGTTCCTTGAAGGTTCACCATCGAAGCCGACACCGGAAGAGATGAAGAAATATCTCGGTGACATTCCACCGATGCATTCCATGAGAGAAGCATACGTCATGCTTACCGGCGATGATAAATTTACCGGCAAGAAACAAGGCAGTATGAGATTCACGGAAGCGATCACAACTGCAGACTTCGATCAGGTATGTGCCGATGTTATGAATCAATCTATGGTTCGTGACTACGGACTGACTGGTCTTGATACATGGAGACCATTCACAGACATCGTACCCTTAAATGATTTCCGCACGGTTCACCGCATGAGATACGGAGGTTATGGGTTACTGCCTACCGTAGTTGAACGGGCTGCTTATCCGCCATTAACTTCACCGACGGATGAAGAGGCCACCTATGCGCCGACGAAGAAAGGCGGAACGGAAGAGATCACACTTGAAATGATACGTGACGATAAAGTCGGAGCGATTAGGAGAATACCTTCCAAGCTCGCGCGCGCTGCAGCGTACTCGCTTTACTACAACATCTACTACACCATTCTGCGACCGCAGGGTGCTTATACGATCTATGATTCTGTGAGTTTGTATAACGCTAACCACCCATGCACAGGCGGAGCGGTTATAACGAACACAGGTACGACCGCACTTGCGACTGGAGTGGATTTAGCGAGACTCGCAATGCTGGGATTCCTTGAAAAAGATAGCCGGATACCACTTGGCATTCGGACGGGGTTCGTTCTCGTTCCACCGGTACTGGAATCCGCCGCGTACACATTGCTGACGGTTCAACAGGGTTCATATCCGGCTGCGATAACTTTATTGCAGAAACAGGGTATCCAGATCGTGGTCGTTCCATGCTGGACGGATGCAACTGATTACTCCACTGTGGCACGTCCTGAAGACTGTCTGGGACTTGAACTTGGATTCTTGGATGGCAAACAGGAACCAGAACTGTTAGTGAGTGATATTCCGAATACCGGTTCATGGTTCACCAATGACGCGATCACATATAAGATCCGCCACATTTGGGGAATCGCCGTGACAGATTTCCGTGCATTCTACGGACAGACGGTAGCTTAGTGAATTGATTTGAAAGGGCGGGCAGTTGTTCCGCCCTTCTTTAAAAATGAAAACATTGAAAGAATAAAAACATGGGACAAAACAAATCTGAAGTTCCACATGGTTCTCCGAAGCGGACGATGACTTGGTTTTATAATACGCAAATCACGGCGACTGCTGATCCATAGATTAAGTTCACGATCCCGGTTGGTTGTACTCCACTTTCGCTAAGAATGAGTGGTTCATTCGATTTTACGG